ACAACTAAATCATTATTAAAATAAGATCTCCCATAGTCAAACACTTCCTCTCCATCTATTGTAAGAGTAATGTTTGAATTGAACAAGAAACTCATGGCCATTAAACATTCACTACTTAAGCTAGAGAGCCATAGCCCATTTCTCATTGATTCCCACTCTGAGGTAGAAATTAACCCCATTTCACTTACTGTCTTAAGGTTATCTGATGCATAACTGAGCAGAAACTCTACTACTGTTTCAGAGCTAGGATGAGTGACTGGGAGACTATACACTCCATTCTCGATTGATGAATCATAAATAGAATGTATTATTGCATTCTTGTTAAATTTAGATAAGGAAGACCCGCTAGCATGCAGATCCTTTAAACCCTCAAGCCATCTCTTTTCTGATTTCAATCTATTCAATCTCCTCAACATAGTTGATCTTAATGGTCCATGCAGTGTAGGAGAAATAGCTTCTATTTGGGCTATCTCGGTTGTGATGTCTGGGATCCTCTTGGGTAATTCACCTCTTGCCTCTGTGACTGATAAATAATCACTTTGACTCTCAATGTCCAGTAAGTCTTCATTGACTGTGCTGAAAGCCGGTAGGTATTTTCCAAAATTTAAGCATACAGATAAAATTACCCCTCCTGGTCCAGAAACTTCAACTGTTGAATCTTCCCTGTCGTTCTTCAAACTCTGAAATATTGTTTCACTGTCAGGCATATCTCTTAGAATGTCTAAGTAAGACGAAAGGAATGATTCCACCTGTATGGTATTGGACCTATATGTCTCATCACCCCATTTTTCTATAGTACTTATATCAACATCTTGTGTCTCAAACATGTCCCTCATTTCCCTTGCACTTTCTTCATTGATCTCCCACTGTTCTGATCCATATAAAGATGAGCCATCTGACCTGACAGTGGTGTCCTCCTCTCTATTTTCATCAGTTGGTATTCCTAACTCCTCTAAATCTGACTCATTCCACTTATTGACAATACTTTCAATCAGTCCTCCATCAACATTAAGTGTGTTGAGATAATGTGAAAAGCGACTCTTGGCTTCTTCAATATTCTCCCTGGTTAAGATATTTCTAATATCTCCTGCTTGGAATTTTGGCTTATTAACAAGATAATCAAATTTAAGATCTGAGAAATTCTTCCCAGACAATTTCCTTAGAATGAACTGTCTCATAGTTGTTGAAAATTTTATGAGGTCCAGATGTGTGTCTGGTCTAATATAGCTCTTTGACTTCACAAGATGTTGAGCTTGTTTTATGTCTGATGCAGTTTCAGGTAACATGAGTTGCCTCATTAGAGTCAAAGGCCTACAAGGTGATCCTTTACACCATGATGAGAAATTGTCATCTTCTAGGTCAATAGATGGTAACAATGGATCCCAACAGTGAGAACCATATGTTTCACTCAATATGGTGTATTTAATTTCCCCTCTGGATTTCCCCAAAGTTGAGAAACAGAGCTTCAGAGTGTCCCCTTCTGAATCTAGGAACCACTCTTGAGCAATAAGATTACTTCTTATTTGATGATTCAAAGATCTATCTATGATAATGGGACATGAGCTAATAGGTTTTTCTGTTTCTCTCACTATATCTCCTCGGATTGTGAGATATAAAAAACTTGGTGATTTTAAGGGATCATCTTTAAATTCTAGTTTGAAATCTCTAATCAGATTCCTCAAACTCATTCCCTGTGCAACAATGTCTGTTAATCGCTGGAGCTTAATAGATGTCACCTCTTTCTCCATCATCTGGATGACTGCATCTACCCCACCTACTGTTCCAATCCATTCCCCAGTTCCAGTGTACCCTTTTAATGCTTTAGATTGCCTCTGTCTAAAAAACCCCAAGGAGCCAATCTTCGATCTTTCTATCGTGTCTAGGATTGCAATTTTGTCTTCATTTAGAAGGACTGCTCTGAAAATTCTAAGTCTAAGTTGATCTTGGGGTGTGCTAAAGAGAGGCCCATCTAGGTCTTTAGATTCCTTTAAAATCTTTTTGACTTTCTCAAGAGCAAAACTCTTCTTGTAAAAATAAGACAAGAGACAATGTATGGTGTGTTTTATTGTTGCAATGTTTGATAGAGTTGGGTCATAAGTGGTTCTAACTTTTGTGTTGGGCCAGAATATCCGTGTGATTGTATTCCACTTATTAGCACTTTTCCCTGTGGAGTCCTGTAGATGAATTGTCCTAGTTTTCCCCGATATAGACTGAATGAATCGATAAAAGGCAATGTCAGGGAGACCGACCTTCTTAAGTGAAGCAGAATAATCATCTTCTAGGAAAGGGAATTTAGCTTTGGTGCTTCCCCATATTAAGTTGAAGACTGTCTGACTACACATCACACTTTTGACATTAAACCATTTTCGTTTAACAATATCCATCAGTGGGATCATGACATCTGACTGATTTCCCCATATTAACAGGTCTATCTTATTAGACCTCTTAAATTTCACAGACTGATACGAAACACTCTCTCTAAGTAAGGATAAGTAATTTTCAAAGTCCTTATATTGATCTTGATTGCAGAACCATGTTTCTTTCTGGTCAATTTGTTCCATTGTGTCTCTGAGTCGTCTTGGAGTATTTGCCTCCTTAAGCCACCCCAGTAAGGATTTCTTGATCCGAGTTTCTCCATTTGGCATGAAACCGGACACACATGGGGTGTTTATCAGATATGCACTAGAAGCCATCATTCTTGCTGTTGGCTGATATGATGACAGGCTATACTTAACCATTGGATTGTCAAGAGCCATTGTCATCTTAAGTTCTTCTTGCTCCCATGTGTTCAAGTTAACATATAATAGCTCTGGATTTTTATGTATTCTATCTAAGATATCGTCCAGCTTGGGCAATCCTGTGTTCTTAACAACTTCCTCATAGTGTTTGTAGTTAGAAAACTTGATGTTGAAAGATCTCATGCTCTGTCTGATTGATCTGTCAATCTTGTTGTCATATTCTATTGTAGCAGTTTCTGAATTGTCCTCTATCTCCCAGTTGTTCACCTCCACTCCTCTCTTATTTAGTAGGAAGAGTTGGAAATCAAATCCTGTCACACCTGCTATGTGATCTGTCTCAAGAGGGAAGTAACCCAAAGATACATTCTTTGTCCTTATGAGCTCTTGAATGCATTCTTCCGCAAGTAAATGATTATCAAGACCCATCAGCTTGTAATGTAGTTCAGCTTGACATAGTTGTATGTAGGCACACAATAAGGTTGATGAACCAGTTTCAAGAGATTGAGATAATGAGTTGTAAAAGACTTCAACTCTATTTGGAAGCCTCTCTACCAGTGATGTTTCCAAGCATGCACTATTCCATCTGAAGATTGGCTTGATATTTCTGCCTGAGAAATACCACTCTGAATTATATTCTATCAGAGATAATGTTCCAACAGATGTTTTAGGAATACTAGTCCAAATGCTACTGTACTTTGAGAGTTCCTCCTTCCACCACAGAAATCCTATTGCTAGTAGAGTGAGACCAGGGTTGAAAGATGGTATTGAAATTAGGGCACCGGAATCATCACTGCCTTGTATGTGTGTGATCACAGTAGGAACTTTAATAGTTTGTCTAAAGAACTCTTGAGTCATCACTTTCCACTGTACTTGTCTTATATCATGTTTTAAGCAAGAACAATCGTGCAATATGCCTTGAAACATTCCAAATCCTATTTCTACAAATGACCCTCTTTTTTCTACAAAGGGGTTTTCACCCATATGGAAAGCATGTTGCATGGCTATGTAATCAGGATTGGTGGTAAGAACATTCTTGTTTCTATCTAAGTTTGACAATAGATCTGGGTCAATGGCTATTCTCTTCTTCGTCCAAAGATATAAGACACAATATATGAAAGGGTGCATCTCTTTTGGGGTAAAGTGACATAGCTGGAAAAAGAATTGAGAAACATGATTCCTTTGGCACCATTTTGAAGCGTCTGCAGATTTCCCTAAGGTGATGTGGTGATCTAACACAATATTAGCTTCTTTTTCATGATCATAGTAGAAATTCTTCTTTGTGTTTGGTGTGCACACTGAATCATTGTCAAAGAACTGACATACTCTCTTAGCAATGCTTTCTATTACATACTGCAACAATCTAGCCATGACCTCTAATACATGTATCTCTCTGACACCATTATGCTGGTCCTTTATGAAAAGATCTGATAAAATATGACCCCTCTTCAATAATTGTCTCAAGGTCCAGAAGACCAAACTAAAGAATTTTGGCTTCTTATCATTAGTAGTCTCTTGGTATTCATGAATCAGCATGTTCAGAGAGGTTATTACTCTAGGTCTCTTGCCATTTAATTCAGGGTTGCGTTTTTTGAATTCTGTAATATATTCTACTCTTGTCATGCCATCAGACACCTGTGGCAGCTTTTGTCCTAACCTGTAATCTTTGGAGCTTGCTTTTAGAGTAGATATGTCACTTAGTCTTAATCTGGTTAGCATTGAATACAGAGATTTCTCAATCATATCCCTCACGGTAGGACCATGTTTTTCTTCTAGCCTATTGTAACACAATCTGATTGCATTCCTTTCTATAGCATAATCCCATCTGTGTTTTTCAGGAGTTGTGAGTACCCCCCAGATAGGAATGTCTTTCTCTATCAACATCTTGTGAGCCTCGTGTTGCTCCTTAAAAACTTTATTAAAGATTTGGAAGGTGTGATCCCCCATTGAACTCTTATTTTTTGTAATAACATAAGAATAGTAAAAAGAATCTATCAATTGGTCTAGGTCTACATTCCCTTGATGATATATGGTCCTGATATTGATATGTCTCCATTCCACCCCTTTTGTTGTTGTGGTTTTCCTTTTCAAAATTCTGTGCTTTGTATAATAGTCCATTATATTGAGTATTCTCCCCAAGGAAAAAACTGACAACCTACTTCGCAACACTTTTGGAAGTCGATCCACATAGTCATACACATTAGCACCCACCTCTTGGAATAGCTTCATGTAAAGAAACCTTAGGTTTGTTAGCATTTCCTCATGATCTAACTTTGTATTTAGATATGTTAGGACTAGATAATTAAAGGTCTGACTGTATTCAACTGTCAGATTCCAGTCACCTGTCATTAAGGGTATGTTAAAACTATGTAGAAGATGAGCTGCTATCATTCTAATGTAAGGACCAGCCTTTAAGAAATGCTCAATGTATGTTTCAGTGATAGATACCACATCAGTTATATAGTAATTATCTGTCTCATATAGTCTAGGGCCTAACTTCCCAGTCTCTATCAGAGAAGAGTATTTTTTATCTATCAATATACTAAAGAAAACATGTGAGCCTGTACATACCATAGCAATTAAACACTTGTATTGTCTCAAAGGTTTGATTAACCATTCTCCTGGCTTTGTTGCAACTTTATACTCCATAGCAATCTCCATGCAGATGCTAGATATTAATTCTCCTAGCTGGACATTCTTCAGGCCTGCAAGGTATTCAAACAGTTCTGCACTTAATTGCTGGTCACCCAACTTTAAAGGGTCATTCTCTTTTTCAGACTTAATGAAAGATTGCAATTGTTCTGCTTTGATTGATTGTAACCATTCCTCATCTTCCACAAAATCCTCTGAACAAGACCAAAACTTTTCTATATCCTTAACATCTGTATTAGGATGAAATGACCACTTATTTATGAGTTCCTTTTCAAGGATCTCTGGATCACCTGAATGTGATTTAGCACCAACTCCTTGTAGAGCCATTTCAAGAATCTCTTCTGATGATAGAAATGGTACCACAAGATGTCTTTTCCGGATCTCATGCCTGCTAGATCTAGGGTTGGATCTGAAAGAATAATCATATTTCTTAATTTTGGCTTCCTCCTCACCTGCCATGTATCTGGCACTGGATCTCCAATACCCCGACAGCTTGTCTTCTGATCTCACATCCTCTAAATTCATTCCTGCAACAAACACCTTGTATAGAGATGTGGGACAATCTATGTTGTTACCGAGGAATTCCCATCCTGTTCGATCTCCCATTCTCTGAGGTCTACAGATAACCATAGGGAATATGGTTATTAATTTGTTTCGTTTCTGG